CTACCACTTTGTGAGCCAGAGCCCAAGATTGTGGGCCTACCAATTACGTTACTATATTCCGCCATTGCATCCCACGGCATCATCTGTGGTGCATACTGCCCCATGTTGATGTTCTGCACGTTTTGTCCGCCCTCAATAGCACTTTGCTGGGCTTGGTTCTGTTGCCCAATCATTTGGGACATCATTTGTTGTCTTGCGAGATTGCCTTGGTCGGCCTGTTGCGCAATAGCGAGCTTGCGATTCAAGTCCTGATCAAATGTGCTGTAGCCTGTTTGGGCTAGGTTTTTCTGCAACTGGTCATTGATACTTTCCATACCTAGACCTGTAGCTATCCCGTGACGTGAACCACCAGACATTCCACTTGCCGCTGCTCGTGCGTCCATATTTGCCAGCATCTTCTCCTGCGCCCTGTTGGCATCAGAAATGTAGCTCTGTTTCATTGCGTCGGCGTAGTTGTTGCCTTCTCCGCCCATTACCATCGCGTTTATCTCTGACATGGCAGACGGCTGACCCATAGACTGACTCAATGAGCTCATAAGTTGATTCTGCAGACCCATATCCCTGTAGGCCCCACCCTGCAATTGTTCTTGGTAAGCGGGGTTAACCTGATTATACGTGTCCTGCATGTTTTGTGTAGCCTCGGGCCGCAGACCTTGCATGGAGGTGTTTGTTTGGTTAAACAAGTCCTGTGCATTTGCATACAGGTCTTGCAGTGCGGGTGACTGGCCACCCCAAACCTTGTCTTGGAATTGTGCTTTGTTTTTACTACCGCTGGAACTTGCTGAACCACCCATGGGTTACTCCTTCACTTTGCATTTTAATGTTACGAAGTGCTCTTCAAATCCGTAACGTGATAATTTTCTAAGCCATGCCTTTCTAACAGCCATGCCCCTAAGTTCTATACAATCGTGATGTCGCGCAATCTCGTGAGCTAAATCAATAAATCGGTCCTGCCATTCTTCAGTCCTGCTACCACCGATAATCGGCAAGAATAAGATTTTGTTACCGGAGTCTAGCTCCCGCACTTCCATCGTGTTAACGGCAATGATTTGAGAGCCATCAAGTATAACCACAAGCATAGTTTCACCTGACAGGCATCTATTATACACCTTCTCAAGCCCTATGTCTTGCGGCGCTTTGGCAAGCACCATCTCCAGAAAGGGAATGCACTCATCCCAAACATACTCAATCATTGTTCTCGGCACTAATGCGACGATTGTATTCATAATTTTACCCAAACCCCATTTTCATAACCCCAGAAACCTACTGAGGTAATAGTTGTACCAATTGTCTGCCCGAAATATTCCACGTTACCGTCCTGCGGCTTGGCAGGTAGTACGTAGATTGGAGGGAACTTCTGTGACTGAGACAGGGCTATGTTAATCTCCACGAACCGTCTTGAAAGGTACTCTCGAAGAGTGACATCCAAGTCTAGTGGTGGCTGCTCATTACTGATACTAGACATTATCTTAACCCTGCTCTGGAATATTCCACATCCATGCCGCTAAAGTCAAATGGGACGGTGCCAACCGACATAAATCTCCAGCAGTGCAGCTCCCCTGTTGTTCTGACATCAAGTTTTCTGTCCACTCCCGGTGTGAATCTTTGTGGTGGCTGCCACCTGATTGCCGCGCCCGCATAATCCTGCGAGCCAACCTGAATGTCTAGCATACCTGCGCCCTCTATATGGGGATACAATCTTGTCATTGTTGTAACTTGACGATGCCCTTCTAACGGGAAGTAGGTAAGCTCAATTACTGTGTTTAGATCTGCTGTTGATAGCGATGGGTCCAGCTCTATTAATGATGACGACGTGCTATCAACACCAATGACTGTGTCGTCGAGAGGTGTAATTTGTCTTGACCCCCACACACCCTGCTGGTCTTCCCAATCGCCGACCCAAGAGTCCCACGTTGTAGTTGCCTCTGACTGTGAGCCGTAAGCTGCAAATGCTACACCACCCTCAGGGAGGTCGCGGATGGCCCAAGAGTCATCCTTCCAGTTATAAATATATGCTACGTTCGGGTATGTTGAATCTTCCTCGGGCACACAGAACCATACCTCTTTAAGCGAGTTATTTCGGACCGTAAATGAGTTCGTAAACGTGGCCTCACTCATGCCGCTCGTCAATCTTCTACGCAGCCTGTTATGGATGATTGAGTCAATTTTGTTGCCATCATTCCTGACGATGTCACCATCAGATAGGAAAAAGTGCGTACCCTTAACCTCAGTCACGCAATCTTTAGCTAAAAGGCCGATAGTTGATGATAGCTCTCGGGCCTTCCACACAAACTCGTCGCCCGTATAGTCGAGCATGGTGATAGCGTTCTCGGAATATATAGCGAAAGCATCACGCAGAGACAGGCCGTCAATAATAGAACCCGCATCACCGCCAATTTGCGCCTTACCAGCCAGAGCCGACAGATCAGTTTCGTCCCACGTAAATGGTAGACCATTGATATCGGCAGCGGTAGACCACCTGTATGAGTTCGGCAGCTCTACTGCGCCTTCCGTTAGGTTAAGCGCAAAGAGAAAGTTTTTGTGAGAGCGTATAACTTTAAAACTACACCCCTTATCCTGCCATGTGTTTGCAGCATCAAACTGTAATGGCGTTAATATTTGTCCCGGTGATTGTGGCACCCATACCTCTGGCTGTGCTTGTGGATTGTTAATTACAGGAATTGAGCCAAGCATACACCCGGTCCAGTGAAGCTCATCGCCTGCGCCAACACCGCTATAGCCCTCTGCTGAACCAATTGATGTCCACGTAGCGCCATCGAATACTCGAACATCGCCGCG